TGATCAGACCCAGCAAACTTATCAAGCGTGATCTTTACCCGGTCTCCAACTGTGTAACGTAGAGCTTTTAGATTGCAGGGGAACTCGATTAACAATTGGTCGTTAGACCTGTTAATCATTTGATAGGTCAACCGCTGACACATGTATACGTCATTGGTCATAGGAAGCTCTACTTCCTTATAGAGGACCTCTCCTGCGTCCCTGGTCAATATGTCTGTCAACTGAACTTCTGGGAATGCGACCTTCTTATGCAGATCTTCTGGGTTAAAGTGAGTACCCTTGATCGTGTTAAATCTGTCATCCCGGGTGTTGGCCACGGTGATATTAATCGGGCCATTTAAATCGTTATCAGTAAGAATTGCGTCTGACTCTGGCTCTATATACTGACCGGCCTGCATTACATACTTGCCGCTAGAGTAGACAAGCGATCCGTTCATAGAGCTCAGGATCTTGTTTATGTTCTGAGAGTGACTATCGGTCCCGTACAGGACGCCGTTACAGGTGAATCTCTTCTGAGTCTGCGAGTTTGGGATAGATACTAATGCATCTGAATAATCCGCTGAAGAGTGGACAGAGGCCCAATCTATTGCGGAGGACGGAACACCCATTCCAAACTGATCATCGATAACGTAGTTAGCCAAGCACAGGGCTGGGTTGTCTGACCATTGCCAGGTAGTGCTGTCTGAAAGCCTATGTGTAGAGACTCCTAGGCTTGAATCATACTCAGGCGACGTGCTGTCTTTGCGCGGGTCGTATATCGCCATGCCCTTAACCAGGGCCTTTATGTCTTGCGGGTTATACTTGTTCCAGATCTCTGCGATCTTTTCGTTGTCAGGGAATGAGAACTTAGTGGCAATGTAGGTAAGACCCTGGCCTTCATGATCGCTGGTCCATTTAAAGAACTCATTAGCTACAGGCTGGCTAACTGCCGTTTGACCGCCAGTGTACTTGTAGACTGTGACCAAGGTGGTCGAGTCTATCGGCTTGAAGATAGTGGTAGTGCCGTTTACAGCGCCACCCAGAGCGTTGCCGCTGTTTATATCAGCGTTAGGGATGATTATGTTGTCTAAGTAAATGTCTGTGATTGCTTCTGACTTATCACCCGTCAAAGCAATTACATGCCACAAGTCCTGGTTGCCTGTACCGCCAACTCCCATAAACGCTACAGGACCTGATATCAAAGACTCACCGTAAACTCGCTTAACTGGAGCAGTTGTCGATCTTACGGTTTTTTGCCTAGCATAATTAGAGTCTGGCCTTGGAATTGACATTTCCATAAGCTTTGACATACCAACAACGCCAGCAGTTATCGCGAGCGCGCCGGTGACAAAATACGTCGTTCCGCTAATGCCAAAAACCACTTCTATCATTGGCAAGGCAGTCATGACCAGATTGCCCACAAACATTATTGCTGTAATTATTGCATTCGGCATTTATTCCATCCGCATATTAGGTTTTCTTTGTCTATTTGGATGATACCGTTCTTACAAAGGCACAGTATCTTGTCACCAAGCTTTATGCCCATCAAATCACCAGTAGACATTCTTACTAGGCATGGATCTCCATCGCTTAACGTCTTGCTTGGAGGCCCTAAAACACTCGACACCGTATGCTTCAGGCTTCCATTGCCTTCTATTATTTTATAGGCTGCAGCCTCGTCTTGATAGTTAAAAGACTCTAAATAATCTACGCCGGTTAATTCTTTTACCACAAACCCTGCCCACTGGCAGCAATCAGCATCGCCGTAGTCAAACCGTCTTTTCTTCCACTTGTTGGCAGCTCTTAATACGTCTAATTTCGAAGCCATCTTAATGCCTATAGTTTCCTGGTCCCCTCGGCTGGGCAAGATCTATATCGCCAGACGTTATTGTGCTGCCTTTCCCTTTCCAGTTGACCTTCACCCCTTCTACAAACGCCAGAAGGTTAAAGAACTTATCTCCGCTGTATCTGGATTGCTGCCAGGTATTAGTGAACATTAGGTTTCGGCTTCTTTGCAGCAAGGACAATTGCGACTCGCAAGTCATGGTTATCATGTCGCCCTGGTCTGACCCAACGCTTACAGCCATCTGGTCCATATGACCAGCCCATAACGCCACAGGATTCTGCGTGTTTGCTGGATTTGGCTCCTGAACAAACGCATCATCCTCATCCAATACGCCGAGATATATTGTCACCGGGCGCATATAGTAGTTTTCTTCTAGCGCCTGCTCGGCCAGCGTCGCATCAAGTAAGGACAAGGTCAGGGTTATAGAATAAGGCGAAACGTCTGTCCCCTCCTCTACGGCAGATATTGTCGCCAGGTCACCTAAGCCCTGCCAGGTCTGCCCGTCGAAAGTATATTCTCCGATTCCGTTATGTACATATAACGTCTGACTAGAAAACTCTAGCTTGGCGAATGACAGCAGCCTTACATGCCCTGCAGCAAGCGCATCTGCTACGGCTGGTGAGAACCCTCTGCTCATGCTAAAACGTCCTCCATAGCTTCTATAGTGATGCTACTAATACCTCCGACATCATTGCTCCATGACGGATTGTTTCCCAGAATGAATACACCCAGAACAGGGGGTACAACATCAGCGTTTGTGAACGGTGCGCTCGCAGCTGTTGTGTTCCTAATCGGTGGCGCTATATTGACCGTTACATTTCCACTTGAGTCAGTGTTGTAGCTATCTGTCTCTGTCTGAGTGCCAGCATCCCAGTCGCTGACAACCATATGAAGCTCATTGCCGATCCTTAGATAGTCACCTGATTTCATGTAGCCTTGTGCGCTGGCAGGGCCGCCTGTCAATGACACTTCTGTACCTGACTGACTTGCTGCAGCGACTAAAGTAGAGTCAGCTCCTGCGCCTCGTCTAGAGTAAGCAAAGTCTCTCAACAACATCCTATGCTCTTGCCCGTTGAGGCGGCTTAGAAACGCTTGCAGAGTCGCCTTTGTAACGCCCGACACATTGTTGTACTGCATAGTACACTTCCAGAGAGAGCCCTTACGGGATGCTGTCTGCACAGCATTAGTCAAAGGCGACCGGAACACCCTGGTGTTGGTGACTAGCTCCCAGGTGCTAGATGTTGGGTTTATGTTAGGGAATATAAACTGGGTCATACTAGCCTTCCTCTACCAGCCAGGTCCCTGACCGTTTGTATGGTTGTTCTGCTTGTTTTCTCCATAGCCGTGCGGATCTTCTGGTCTACTTCTGGGCCTGCCCCGGTAGCGTCTACATTGTTTATGATTGTAATCCCTGAGCCGCCACCATTATGCATGTCAGTGATTTTTTCATTGGGATGTAGCATCGCCATAAAACCGCCCTTTCCGTCCATGCCTCCCGATCTAGCGCCGCGGCCGGTAAAACCACCTCCTTCAAACGAAGCAACTGTCTGAGCCATAATCATAGCGGCACTCGCGTAACCCATTCCTCTGATAAATTTAGAGAACGCAATATTTCCAGGAGGCGGTAAGAACGCCAGCGCGTTAGCCGCTGCAACCTCTGCCGAAACAATTGCCTGGCTTGCTGCATATGCTTTATATGCGACAAACGCTGCCTTTTGAATAGCCGTTCCTTCCTTGAAGCCAGAAGCCATTAGTTGCAGGCCGTTCTGTATAACCGCATGACCAGCTTCCGCTATCTTCTGTTTCTTTTCCTGCTCTTCTTCAGCGATTCTCATTCTCTGTAGTGCAGAATCTCGCTCAATCATAGTAATCATGTCTTCGCGGGTACGCGTGGCATCGAAGAATGACTCGTCTAATCCTTTGACAAAAGTTAGCCTTTGATTCTCCTGCTGAGATATAAGCTCAAGTTCAGACAAGAATCCTGTCCTCATGCTCTCTAGCTTCTTCTCTGTTTTAAGCCTTTCTCTATCTGGCGCTGGACCGTCTATTTCGAGCCCGACCTGGCGCAACATTTCGCTCTCTCTCCTCATCCGCGCTCTTTCAGCTGCTTTGGCATCTTTTTGAGCCTGAATTGCGTCCTTGCCTTTTTGATCGGCAATCTCTTGCAAACGCAATCTACGGACCATTTCAGATGCCAAATCTTTTTCTGCTTGGGTGAGGCCCTCCATGTTTT